ATCTGATTCTGTAGGCCCAGTTTATAAACGTCTGGAGAATCGTCTGAAACCATCCATATGACGGGCTGTACACCGCTATCACGCAACCTGTTAAGGCGCCCGCGCCAATAATCCCTATCAACCCCATTTACGTATCCGAAATCTTTGGCTGTACTTCTTGCCATGATGTCGGCATGAGTGTCACCGTTGTTAATAATTTTGTTTAAAGTTTGTAGAGTCCACTTCTCTGTAGCAGTATCTGGCGCTAACCAAGACAACGTGCTGTATTCAGCGCCGTTAATCAGAAATGTACTGCGGTAATCCGCAATGACAGAACCCGCCAGTAAAGCAACAACTGCTACTATCCAAGCAACCCTCATTGTTTTTTCTTCCTTTCGAGAGGGCCGGGTAATATCCAACCAATAATCATTGGGCCAATAAATACTAATACTAGCGCCCAACCGCCTATCTCGATTATCTTCTCAAGTAATGTAAAAAAATTTGCTTCTGCTTCAACTATCGTCTGGGCGGGACTCGACAAGACTTCCGTCGTTGCATCGGCCACAAAGGCACCCGTCATGGCTCCCGCTATTGGAGCAATCACACCCCCAGAGATCGCAGTCCCAGCAACTGCACCAACTCCCGCCGCCGTGCTGACTACTGCCGCCTCCTTGAGGCTCTGGCATCCTGCTATCCATAGACAACAACTAACAACACCACAACGCACCCAACGATTACTACCCACCTTTGCTTGTTGTTTAAACCATTCCATGTCTTCACCAATTTATCAATCATAATCATCTCCGGTATTTCTTGGTTTTATTTGCAATTGTCTTGGGCTGTTTAACGAATTGCTTTCCTTTTCGTGTTCCTTCTCTTTTTGCCTTAGTCGTAGCCGCGTACTCAGAACTGCTTAACGACTTGATGGCTTTCTCAGGCAAGTATCTTTCGCCAGTTGCTTTAGATCCTTGTGTAGATGGCTTGCCGCTTTTAGTTCGCCACTTCTGCTTAGTCCAGTTCTTTAGACTTTTCTGTGACTTGGAAAGAGGCATTACTTATAGCCGCCGCCTGCGGCCTTGTACTCACGAGCAAGCATTTGGGCCTTACGTGCGCTCCACTGTCCGGGCTTTCCGCCTTTGCCCCCTGCTTTAATTTGTTCAAAAAGTCTTTTACGCATAGCAGGTTTAGTGTAGTTACCTGCCTCGTTTACTTTACTCTTAGGCTTTTTTTGCATTTACTTTTTTCTTAGCCGTTGCCGACAGTTCGTTCTTATGGAACAAGAATTTGCTGTTAGCAGTATGCCTAGCACCAGACATCAGCCTACCCTTAGCGTCTTTGTGTGTTCCACCTTTATGCAGAGTACCGTCTTTAAAGTAGTGCGGAACGCCCTTCATGATCCCTTAACCCATTTCTTTGATGGTGATTTAGTTTTGCTAGGAGACCACTTAACCTTGTCAGCCCAATAAGCGGCGCTCATTTTCCCGCGCTTGATATTACCTGCGTGGCGGGATTTAAAGGCTTCTCGCTGTCCCGCTGTCTGATTGGTCTTAACACCCTGCTGACCAAAGCGAATAGTTTTTACTTGATCGCCTTCTTTTGCCACAACTACGTGAGATTTAGTTGGATGACTAGGGGTTCTTTTTGGCTTGTTATACCCAGATACTCCCGCCTTTTCTAAACGAGAATCTTTTTTAACGGCCATTAATTAGCCTCTCTTCTAGTTTATCAATCCTATTCAACACTCTATCAATAGAGTCATTCAGTTCTTTACGGCTCACTGCCTCAGAAGCAATGTTAGTTATTCGGTTATGTAGAACTTTGTCTTCGTCCTGAAGGCGATCAAACAACTGAAAAACTCTGCGTATTGTTACGCCAAACAAAACCATTAAAACGCCAAACAGCATATCCGTCATTACAGACATATCCATTAACGCATCTCCTTGCCGAAGGCGCGGTCAATGGTTGATTGCAAAGTTTCAATCTGAAATTGCATTACGTTCAAATCTTTAATTGCTTCGGCAATAGCATGATGATCTTCGGTGATCTTTTTTAGATTATGTATTTCGATGGCGCACTGTTGCGCTTCGGCTTCAAGCGCAGGAATAGTTTTATCAGTGTACTTCTGTAACGACTTAACATCAGAAGACATTGCGCTTGCCCACCAAATGGCAGAAACTGTTTGGCCTATAATAAAAATAATAGCGCCTATAAGATACGTTGGTATATTCATAAACTTTTTTCAGGAAAAACAGGATCAGGATTAACGCTAAAAGAAGTGCCGTTGCTTTGGCCTGCCCATATAATGCAAGCCTCTTCTTCAGTTTTTACACGTCTTGTAACAACTACAGTAGACGTTGTGTTTTCCTTGTTTACAAATAATACAATCGTTGTATCTTGACTCATGTGGCTCATGACCATAGGTATTTCCCCAAAGTCGTTTGCCAAATGATCCACCATGCTCATAAAACTTGGTGTACATGCCAGAGTAAACGGCGCATCAAAATGATACATGTCTTCTGGCTGATCTACTTGTGAAACGGCGTTACTTGAAATTAAAAATAAACAAAGAAATAATTTTTTCATTAGTCATCTACGCAGTAACCGGATACCCAGTACGTAGGCTGAACATAAGGAAATACACCGTATGGAAACTTACGAGGTTGTTTCTCGTAGAATGCTTTTCCGTTAGACATGCGATAAGCAACACGCCTTGGTGGATAAGTTTTTCTTCCTACTTTCCTTGATCTAGCCACTAATACCTAGCCTCCGAGGGTGGTTCAAGACTCCGCCCTCGGTTAGCAATTCTAGGAGGCATCGGGTCCATGTCATAAATACGAGATAAAGCATCTAAAAAATCTGGGTGAATGGTAGGGAACAAGTTGTATTCGTTGTCCTTCATCCACTTGGTCAGATCATAGGTTTTCTTTTCCTCGTCAATACAGATAATCTTTTTTGAAACGAGGAAGGACTGCTTCCTTTCGATAAAGTCCTGCTGATAAGAGGTCAACATCTTATCGTCTGTAGGATAAGGGAAGAAAAAAGAACCGTCTTTAAGGTCTGGCTCTAGTCTCTGTATGCGGTCTTTCTTTGACTGGGAACCGCCACCGCCTACCCAGTTAAGTTCATAGATGGGGAAGTTACTGCCATCATTAGCCATCATTGCTTTGAAATGGTCAATGTCTGACTGTGCTCCGTATCGCTCGTATCCGACCTTTACTTCTCTTACGCCGGGTGCTCTCTTCCATTTTTCTCGGAGGCGTTTAAGCGTCGTCCACTTTTCAGAAAGAGTCATACGATGACAAGCGCCATCAAGCAAGTATTTGTTGAAGTTAGCGTCAACGCCAACGACAGCAAACGCTGTTCTATTGGACTCTTTTTTCTTAGAGTGGGCCGGATCGACCATAATGTACACGTTAAGTGTATACGGTCGAACTTCCCATTCGTTCCACCACTCCTGCTTAAACGATACGTCGCTACCCACAATAGGGTTAAGCAGTTGTTGGCATGCTACGGTATAGGTGGAGGTGGTCTTCTTTATCTCTTCCCATCTGCTTTGGGCAAGAAATACAGGCTCACCGTCCATCTGACCGTTGTATGTTGCAGGATGCACCCTAGGCTTAACAGCCGCCCTTTGTAGAATAGTACCGTAAGTATCGCCGTAAGCGTACCTAGTTCCTGCGTATTGGTATCTTGGGTTGTGCGTAGACCCAAGGTTTAACGATAACTCCCACTGAGTGGTGGTCTTTTTAATCTGGTCAGGAGTACCTATAGCCTCCTGAACAACAACGTCATCGTATACAATGAGGCTAAAGTGTCGGCCTGTTGGCTGTCCGTCTACCAGTCCATGCGCCTCAACTGTTTGCTCTTTGGGGTTGGCAAACCTGTTTACACATATTCCTTCGTTTTCTGCCCACTTAGGGGCCTGATGCTTTGGATTCTTCCAAAGAATATCTGGAAACAGTTCCTGAAGTTTTTCGTTACCTTCAAACTCCTGCATGATCTGCCGCAGGAACGGCTTCGCCTGTTTGGCAGAGTAGGACAGTATTCCTATGGTAATGTCTGGATCACACAGGATTTCTTGAACACAGCCAAGAAAAGTAATTATGGTGCTTTTGTAATGAAACCGCGCCCATAAATCAAGGTGGTTATCTTTATTACGCTCCACCTCACGACATCTTTCATATATCCAAGGATGCAACATATCATGGCGATTACAGATAAAAACACCAAGATAAAACCTATCACACTGGGCGAGAGTGCGAATAAAGTTGTCGTCAATATTAGGATCTCTATGA